GATTCCGCGCCTGCCGTTCTCGTCTTCCGTCCAACCGTCAAGGCTCGCAGCCGCAAACGGAAATTTAGTGTTACGCCACGAATTGTCAGGGATATATTCAACCTTTAACTCATTGTGATCTAATGCGAACAATGCCCTGATATGTTCTTCGGCTTTCGTACCATAGATAACAAGCGGGTTGTCCGATAAGTCGTCCGGCATAGCCAAACCCTTTTTTTCGCGGTATAACTGCTGATTAGTCTTCCAGGGATTTAAACCGAGTATGCAAGCCACATCACTACCGCCGATATACCTTTTACGCGCCTTTAACCACGCTTCACGGGTTTTGTATTCATACATTCTCAACGACATTGTGGATCACCTCATAAGGCGTAGCGATAACCTTGTATCGCGCGATTCTGCTTGATGTTCCGTCAGCGTTTTCAACCCTGGCGTACTCCGTCATAATGCGGTAGCCTGCTCGCTTCATATCGGAGATACGCGACGCAAGGCGGTAAATACCGAGCCTATACGCTTCACGCTGACTTATCCAACCGAACGAACGGCTATAACTGACGATCTTTTCAACCTGCGTATTGTTCATTTTCTTATCTCCTTAAAACTGCTCATAACGTAATAGCCGTCCGGCAAAGTTTCTGATATGCGGTGAATCTGAATCAGGGCGGGGTAGTGTTTGCCGTTCTTCTTAAACCGCAACCCGTGATCGTTGATATACCACTTGACTTTTTCGGCTGCCTTTTCGTAACTGATTCCGTACTCCAAAATGAACGGTCTGAAATCGCCGTCATATTTAGGCACTACGGAAACGTAGTAAATGTTTGTGCTGCTCATTAATCATTCCTACCTTTACATCATTCCGAGCATTTTGCCCGATATTCTTCGTCATTCTTCAATTTCGCCTGCCGTACCCTATCCATACAGTCAATAATTTCGTCAGGATCAACCGCCGAACGCAGCCAACTATCAGTAGATAAGTGCTTTTTGAGATAGTGCCGATAACTTGCAAGGTCGTTTTTCGTATGCCTGGCAAGGTATTCCTCCGTCATATCCGCGATACACCGTTCTCCGAGCCTGATTACTGCTTCGTCGTTATAGTTCGTCATACGGTTTACCTAAATCGGCTTCTATCAGCCGCAACGGATCAAGTTCCAATGCCCTGCAAATAGCAATAAGGCTGACTACCCGCGTTTTCAAAACGCCTTCGGTTTCAATATGCCTGATAGTCTGTTCAGATATATGCGCCTTGATAGACACTTGCCCTGCTGATAGGTTTCTATCAAACCTTGCCTGCTCGATAATCCTACCCGACGGGCAACGGTGCTTCCTTGTAGCCGTATAGCCGTCCTTATACCTGCCGCTTCTACCTTTAACGCCACTCATACCGCCCTCCTGCTATCAGGAAAATCAATATCAAGTGCGTTGCTATCCGTAACCGTGTATTCCGTAACGGTGTAGTGCCTATTGACCGTGATGTTTGCCGGACGTATAACCCTGGCTGATAATCTTTCTTCTTCGTGATTCATTTCCCAAAGAACGCCTGCGCAAAAAGTGATAAACATTCCGACAATAGCGATAGCGCAAAGAATGATCGTCATTTTCCTATCTCCTTTTAAAAAGTTCTTTACGGGATATGCCCGTGTATTCCTCTATTGCCCGTATTTCGATTTCCTTAAACGGAAGCCTGCCTGTCATTCGCCTGCCTACTGTTCTTTCCGAACAAAAGATAAGATCAGCAATTTCGGCATAGTTCCTAAACTGTTTTGCGAGATACGGATAAATAGTCTTTTCCGTTACCTTCATTCCTGAATCTCCTTGTAAATTGTTTGTGGACTAATCAGCCAAAAAAATTTTAAACTTGTCCTCGTCGGAAAGTTCGGCTGCGGCTGAAAACCGTTTTGCTTCTTCAAGTGTAATCGGAGTTTTGCCCGTGAGTTTGTTTGATACGGTCTTTAAACTGCAATTCCAAATGAAACAAAGTTCGTTTCGGTCTATGCCCTTTTCAACCATTACGCCCTTCAACTTCGGTATGTTCATTACGTTACCTCCTTTCTTCGATATGCCCTTATAGTAAACTATCGGTGTACTTCTGTCAAGCAAGTTTTTGCACTTTTTGTTAGTCGAAAATGAAATGTAAAGCAATTATTTGCACTTTCGAGGGAAAACGCATTATAATAAAGGCAAGGATAAGGGGGTGAGAATATGCTAACCAACAAAGAAAATCGGGAAATTTTAGGTAAGAAAATCGAAAGCCTGCGAAAAGCAAAAGGTATGACGCAGGACGAATTAGCGAAAAAGGCGGGATTCGCTTCACGCCAGGCTATCAACAATATCGAAAAAGCGCATAGTGGTATTAATGTAGGCAGGCTGCCTGATTTAGCAAGGGCGTTAGGCGTTGATCCGTTAGTGCTATTCGATAACGACAAACAACCTGACTTCACGCTTGACGGTGCGCTGATAGAAAAGGTCAAGCGGCTCGATCCAAAAGAACGTATGCAGGTCGAAGCGATAATTGACGTATTGCTACAAAATAAAGAAAACCCCTGATAGTGCGGTGATTCAGGGGTTTTCCTATGTGAAATGCGTTCGTCAGTTCTGACGTTTCTATTATACAAAAGGGGGAGATATGATTCAACCTAAATGGTCGCCGTCCTTGCAAAAGTGGCATATAGACATTTATTCAGGCTCTAAAAGGATAAAAACCTTTTGGAGTAACAAGCAAGGCAAGGCAGGCAGGGAAGAAGTTTTGCGGAAATACGAAGCGTATATCGGCGGTAATGACGATAATATAACCGTTCACGGCGAGTTTGACAGATTCCTTGCTGACTACAAGGCGCGTGTGCTGCCGGAAACGTATGATGATGTAAAACGCAGGGCGAATACATATATCCTATCGAAGATCGGCGCGAGAAGATTACGGACTATGCGGATAACCGATTTTCAGAATGTAATCAATACGGCGACAAAGCAAAACGGCGAGCCGTTAGCGAAGAAAAGCCTAATGAATATCAGGTCGCTATTAGTTCAATTCCTGAAATACGCAAGCCTTGACGGGTGCAACGTACCGTCAGGAAACGCCCTGACAGTTCCTACGAACGCCCAAACGGTAGGAAAGCAAATTATACCGCCCGAAGCGGTGCAACGCCTTATAAGCGATTCTGACGCGAATACGGATATTTGCTTTTTCGTGCATTACTATCGGTTTTTACTCTATACGGGTATGCGTCCAGGTGAAGCGTTAGCGTTGCGCTATTCAGATATAGATAACTGCGGATTCGTTACGATAAAGCAAAGCGTAAACACGCACTATCGGATAACATCAGGTAAAAACGCTAATGCTCAAAGAAGATTCAAACTACCTGCCGCCGCACTTGCAGAAGTAAAAGCGCAATATGAGTTCGCAAAAGGCTTGCAAAGCGAGATTATCTTTTGCGGTTATGACGGCGCGCCTGCACATCAGACTACCGTGTATAAATCCTGGCGAAGATTAGCAAAGCGGATAGGCGCGGAAGGCACTTCTTTGTATTCGTTCCGGCATACATTCGTGTCAACCTACGGCTCGTTACCGTTGCCTTATATGCGGTCAATTATCGGGCATAGCGTCAATATGGATACATATAGGCACTACTACCATACGAACGACGATCAGACTACGCAGGCAGCCGCAATTTTGGATCGCATTAATGAAAATCTGTAAAAACATCATTAGCGGTTTTATTAGCGGTCAGGCGGTCATATCCCGTTTTCTTCAAGGTCATAGTGTCTTTATAAACACAATAAATCAGGGCATTTGCGGAAATTACGCAGACAAATGACTTGACAGGTAACAAGTTCAAATCCCGTATGCTCCACCAAAGAAACGCAATAATTTCAGGCATTACAAGGAATTGTGCGTAAAACATTAGCGGTAGATTAGCGGTTATGCTACTGCCGCTATACTTTTTGTTTAGCCTGACTAAACAATGCTGAAAATAAAATAGTCCGAAGTTTCGCATACGGGGAAATCGGACTATAAAACCGCATAGGCTATTCGGACTACTTTATTTAATTATATTTATTACTTGTAATAAGTAAAGGGTACGCCGTGAGGTGATTCCGGCGTACCCTGCAATTAGG